TGATACAATTTCTTGTTGTATTGGATCGTTAGTAAAGAAACTAATATTCCCAGAAAAATCTGAAACTGACAACAATTTAATTAAGTAATATTCAAAGATTGCAACACTACCCAAAACCATTATCATATATGATCTAAATGTATTTCTCATTTTTACGCCTCTTTTAGTTAGTTGTTTATTTCTCATATTAACACAAATTAAACAATTCCAAGCAATTAGTCAATCATTTTATTTAGTTATCTATTTATTTTGTTTAGTTGTATTGATTAGGTTACATTGTAAACCTTACGCTTTGCTTTTTTATTGGTTGCTTGTTGCTTGTTTAGATCCTTTGAAATACTTTGAAAATCTTTTTGTTGCTTGTTGCTGATTGGTTGCTACCCCCTTATGAGAGGATGAAACCTTATCCCCCTTTAGTATCAGCATTACGCACAAAGTAGTGAAAAACGACTAACCAAGTATAAAAATATAATAATTTAATACGCTATATATAATAATCAATATTTAAAAATATTCCTCTAACCTATTGATATTGTTACAGTTACAAGGATTTATAGGTAAGAAATTTTTGACGATTTTTTACTGGACAACCAATCCAAACTTTATAGTGGTATTTTTTTGGTTTTTTTGATTAAATTGTGTGTATGCCAAGATATGATTACAAATGTGAAAAGACAGGAAAGGTATTTGAACACTTCCAGTATTTTGATGAACCTAATAGGGAATTTTGTAATTGTAAAGGCAAGAAACATAAAGCGAAAAAGCTAATTTCAACACCCCAAATTAGGGTAATGCGTAAAAATACGATGACAGATCGTAAACTTTACAAGGAATTAGATATAGATTAGGAGATATAATGGCTAAACTAAAAAAATGGAACAATTTGTTAAAAAACTCTCATTTACAGACGAGAAATCAAGCAATAATTGAGTTAAAAGAGGGTAAAGAAGTAGATCTTTTAAAAGAGGAAATACAAGAATTGGAAAATAATGGCGTAGAGCTTGAGGCAAAGAAAGCAGTCAAGAAAGCCAAAAAAGTTAAAAAATAATGTTTGAATATTGTGCATTAAAGGATAAGAAATGTTGTCCTTATGCTACAACATATAAAGGACATACGCATTGTGGGTTGCAAACAGGCAATCAACAGCAGAACAAAATAATGTATATGCGTAAATGTCCATTAGATACAAAACAGTATGCCAAAAGAAAACGATAGTATATTTCACAATCCAGATGGAGCTGGAAAGGGCGACAAACCACGCAAGGGTAGTGATTTGAAAAAATATAGAGAGAATTGGAAAAAAATATTTAAAAAAAAGGAGAAGAAGTAATGTTACAATTTTTATTAGGATTAGCAGTAGGATTTGGATTGCATTATGCAATACTATGCACAAAATCAGGACAAGACGTTTGTAAGAAGTGTTGGGACTGGTGCAATGTAAAGAAAAATGCCAAGAAAAAGTAATTTTTTTGGTAGTCAACGAGTTAAGCGAAATGGTGCTAAAAAAACTCGACAAGGTAATAGCAAAAATACCAAACGAGGCACAAAGGTTTCAAAAAAATATTATAAAAAGAAATATAGAGGACAAGGAAAAAAACGATGAGTAAAGTAGCGTTAAAGAAAGTCAATCAACAAGCTGCTATTGACTTAATGATCCATAATCCTGACTTAAATAAGACAGAATTAGCC